GCTAAAGAAGCTGATTTTGTAGATATGGAAGAATTGCCTAGAGTGAAATTGAAACTAGAGATATACAATTCTTTGTTGAAGAAAGTAATGCCAGACTTAAAAGCTATGGAAGTAAGAACGGGAATAGTGAATAGTAGCAGTTTAGTGTTGATGGTAGGGAATTTATCTAGCAATGTAATTTCTACGAATGAGGATGGAAAAATAGAGATTAAGGGAAATGTGCTAGATGGAAAATAGCGGGTAAAGATGGAAGGGTATTTTCAAGACAAATAGCGATTCAAAATTATAGGATTTTTTGAGCCAGGGCGAAATAATTTGCATTGCAGTTTAAAATGTCCGGCGAGAATGGCTAAAAATCGAACGAGAAGCGGTTTTAAGGCGATTTTAGCGGCGAGCAGTACGATGGTGGCGGGTAACTGTTAAAATGGCTTAAAATGGCTTAAATTCAAGCCACAAAAAAGCCGGTCTTTACCGGCTTTTGTTGGTTAGAAAAATGAGGACAGGAATTGTACGATGATGCCTAGCAGGTAGGCTAAGATTATCACTATGGTCATACATCCTCACATAGGCGTTTTATGTTGTCTTTTGCTTCTGCTATGGCGGTATTTATCATATCTTCGCAGCAATAGTTGGCATCTACAAAATCATCGTACCATTCATAAATACAACACCCTAGGTAATCACTGCCTAATTCTATCCCATGCTTACTAGCTGTAACCTTTGCACAAAAATAGACGTATTTACCATCGTCTATATCCTTGCATTGTTGCCTAGTATCTTCATCGTCACCATAGACATCTATAGGCGAGTCATACTCAACGAGTGCATAGAATGTTATGTCGAATCCGTCTTTTGATGGTAGTTGTTTTTTGTATAGTATGTTGTCCATTTTTAATCTCTAGGTAAGTGTTAACGATATATCCAAGCTCAGTTTTTCTTCTATTGATAAATTAGATGCTGTAATCATTACATTAATTCCCACATATGTGCGTTGTTTTCACCATCTGCTAAATTATCAATGTAAAAGCTTGCATACAGACCGTACTTAACGGGGACTTTAAAGTCATCCGGTCTAGTTTTCCAAGTTTTTACCTCGCCGGATTGCCTTGCACGGTAAGTAGTGCCATTTATCGTACAGATAAACCGTAGATTAGTTTTGTTTTCTACATCTTGTTTAGTGACCATTGTCTTAGTCCTGTAAAAATTAGCCTAGTACTTAACGTACTAGGCTGTATGTTAGTTAACTGTAATACGTGCCTACTGTTACATAATCACCGCAATTTGATAGCTTTATAAGCATCCTACCGAAAAGGCTGTATGCACCGTAGCCATACCAGCCTTTAAGTTCGCCATCACTGTTTAGGCGTATAAAATCATTTAGGCTGTAGACTTCCCCCTTGTACCGGAAAAATGGGCTGTCGTCCAGGTCGTCTGCATCCATGTAGCCAAAATAAGCCCGTTCTTTGTTAGATAGTTCATAGCCGTAGATGATTGGTCTAGGAACGTTGTTTGTTTTGATTATAACCATTGTCTATCCCCTTATCTATCTGTTAAATATTCGGCTTGACTATGCGTTAAGCCTAGTGCCTCATTGATTAGGCATTGAAACCCCATTTCGCTCAAAGCATGCCCCCCATTCATGCCTCTAAACTTGCTGAGTTGTTTGGCAGTCGTTACACTGTAGTTTCTATTTGTGTAGCACCATCCATACATATCTCTTAAGCCAATCACTGTATAGTAACTGACTAATAACTCTATTTCACTATCTGCTACCTTGACTACAAACAATTGTTTATTGTCAACTTGGTCTACGTTCTCTACTTCTATATAGCGTGACAGTTCATTGTTTACTTGTTGCTTTGTGACATTCATCTTTGTGCATCCTATAGTTAGTTAAGTTAGTCTAGGCTATAGCCTAGGGTTCTCACTATACAGATAACTATAGTGCATGTCAATAGGTAGTATGCAGTTATTTCGTATATAGGTAATCATACCTATACGATAGGGTAGAGCGTAGAGCGTAGAGCGTAGAGCGTAGAGCGTGGCTATATGCTAGGATTGGCGTGGAGCGACCCCCGGTGGGGGAGTTTTAGAAGCGTAAGCGGCTGCAGTACTGTCTGTACGAAATTCTAAAAAAATTTTTTTAATAAAATCAAGTACTTACAGTAACACCTGTACGAAAATTCTAAAAAATTTTAAAAATTAAATCTAATAAAATCAAGTACTTACAGTAACACCTGTACAAAAAGTTAAAAAATTGTAAAAAATAGCGACTAATATGATGTTATACCATCTTGACAAGCTATATGCTCTTATGGTATGGTATGGTGCATCTATGCTACCATACCAAGATATTTAGATGATTTACAAACCCTCTAAGACTATTGCAGAGTTCCACAATGCCAAGGACAGCATCACGGGCTTTGCACGTTGCCTCATTGGTGGATTGGGCAATGGCAAAAGTGTTGGATGTGTAATGGACACCCTGCTTACGGCAATGAACCAGGAGCCGGACGCAAATAATGTCCGCAGAACCAAGCATTTAATTGTACGCCAGACGTACAGGCAATTGACTGATACGACTATGGCTACGTTTTTCCAATGGATACCTAAAGAAAGCGGCTTGTTCCTTGTCAAAGACAATTCCTTTACCTTGCACCAGACACTGCCAGACCAGACCACAATGGAAGCCGAGTTCTTGTTCCGCGCCCTAGATAAGCCGGATGATGTGGCAAAGGTCCTCAGCCTAGAGGTCACTACAGCATGGATAAATGAAATGAGGGAGTTGCCTAAGCCTATTTTTGACGCTATACAAGGTCGTGTAGGTAGATACCCGCCCCCGCACCACGGCGTAGCCCCTACATTTCATGGTGTGATTGGTGATACGAACCCGCCAGACCTTGACCATTGGATTCCTAACACGTTTGAGCCGCATCGCATGGAAGATGGCACACAGTACACGCCTCCCACCAACCATAAGATATTCCACATGCCCAGCGGTCTATCCACAGAAGCTGAGAATACGGAGAACCTACCCAAAAATTACTACACTAACCTCATGGCTGGGAAGTCAAAGGAGTGGGTGGATGTGTATATACATGGTCAGTACGGGTTCGTGGCTGAGGGTAGACCAGTGTTCCCTGAGTATAGCCCGCACATGCACTACGCCACCTCCCTCATGTACGAGGTAGACCACAGCCTACCGCTTTATATCGGCCTTGATTTTGGCCTTCAATGTACAGCCGTGTTTGGGCAGATTACGATGAATGGTACACTCATCTTGTTCGATGAATTATGTACAGACAATACAGGTGCTGTGAACTTTGGCAAGATGCTGTACAATAAATTAAACCAGTACCCGTACAAAGATATACCGCCGCAGCAGCTTGAGATATACGGCGACCCGGCTGGCGACCAGCGTAGCCAGGTGGATGAGATGACGCCGTACCTTGCACTACAAGCACAGGGTATTTACGCATCCCCTACGTTCACTAACGACTTCTCAATCAGACGTGAGAGCCTTGCCTCCTTCATGACCAGCCTGAACCTTAGTACTAAGCCAGCATTGCAGGTGACTGGTAACGCACCTACTCTGCATCGTAGCTTGGCAGGTGGGTATGAGTACAAGAGGATGCAGGTAGGCGGTGATAGTAGCAGGTATCGTGATGCACCGGATAAGGGGAAGTACAGTCATGTTGGTGATGCTGCCATGTACCTTACGTTGGGTGCGGTGGGGGACACTAGGGTGTTTGGTAACTCATACAGCAGCAGGAAAATTGACTACTCGAACACTATAAGGAGCGTTAGGTGAGTCGCAAACTCAAAATAGACGACCAGTTCATCATTAGCGCAGTCCAAACTGAGCTAGACCAGTGCTTGAGCTTCAGTAGCAGTGCGCTGACCAGTGCTACGAGCGTGGATATTGACACCCCTCTGGACTACTACCTCGGTAAGCCTAATGGTACGGAGCAGGAAGGGCGCAGCAGCGTCACTAGCACAGATGTTGCTGATGCTATAGAGTGGATAATGCCCTCCATAATGGAAGCATTCACGGCTAGTCCAGACGTTATATCCTTCGATGCAACTAGCCCTGGTGATGAGGAACAGGCAGAGTTGGAGACCCAGTACACCTACGATGTGGTGTTCAAGGAGAACCCAGGGTTCATAGTGCTGCATCAGGCAGTTAAGGATGCCTTGATGCAGAATAATGGCATAGTAAGGACGTACTACACGCAGAGCTACACGCATAAGACGGAAAATTATACTGGTTTGAGTGAGGTGCAGCACCTTGCATTGATGACTATGCTGCAAGAAGGCAGTATAGAGCTTATCAACCAGACACAAAGCATGGACTACCTCAACCAACCTATGTACGATGTTGAGTTGCGGCATACGACCCCCTGCCACAAAATATGTGTCGAGAGCATCCCGCTAGAGCAGTTTAGGGTGAACGCAGACCATGATAGCATCAATCTTAGCTCCGCTAGGTTCGTGTGCTACACGGCTACAAAGACAATTTCTGACCTCAAACAAGAATATCCTGGCCTTACAGGCAAAGAACTGGAGGACTTGCCGCGTACCCACCAGAACTACGTCGAGCAGCGGTTCAATAGCCAGGGTGAGTTCACGTATAACTCATATGATACCAGCGACCCTAGTATGGAGCAGGTTACTATACACGAGTGCTATATGTGGATAGACACTAATAACGATGGTATAGCTGAATATAATAAGGTTACAGTGGCAGGTGATGAGAGTCCTAGCCATATATTAAGTGTAGAGCCGCTGCCTGATGGCAGTCCCTGGGTGGGATGCACTGGCATACTTATGTCCCATAAGTTCCGAGGGCTGAGCATCTACGATAGGGTTAAAGAGATACAAGACCAGACTACGGCAGTATTACGCAGTACGCTAGACAACTTCTACTTGCAGAACAACCAAGAGAAAGAGGTTGTAGAGGCGATGGTGAACCTGGATGACTTGCTTACGAGCATACCTGGCGGCATAAAGCGTGTTAAAAAGCAGGGCAGCATCACACCTATCATGACACAGCCGTTTACGGACGCGCCTATACAGCTAATGCGCTACTTGGCTGAGTTGAAGGCTGGTAGGACAGGTGTGAGCGCAGATGGTCCGAGCGCACCACAGAATATTGGTGATAGAGTTGGTTCTCAGGGTGTAGAGAAGCTTATGACAGCTAAAGAAGCTCTGGCTGGCATGATGGTACGTGTTTTGGCTGAGACGCTACTTAAAGAATTGTATACTAAGGTACGAGATTTGGCGCATAACCATATTGATACTATACAAGACTATAGGTTTAGGGATAGATGGGTGAAAGTCAACCCGTCTGAGTGGCAGTACCGTAATAAAACTACAGTTAATGTCGGTGTAGGTAGTGGAAATAGGCAGGAGAAGCTTGTAGCCTTAAATACACTGCAACAGACAGTGGCTACTATAGGGCAGTCGCCTTTTAGTTACATGGTCAGTCCACAGAAGATTTACAACGCTGTTAATGACTATTGTAAGTTTAGTGGGTTAAATAGTGCTTATAAATACCTGCTAGACCCCGCCTCTGAGGAGGCGCAGATGCAAAAACAAGCTATGGAGCAAGGGCAACAGGCTCAACAGGAGCAAGAAATGCAAATGACGATGGCTCAGTTGAAGATGCAAGCTGACTTGGCTCAGGCAGAGCTTGGCAAGGCTCAGGCTATGCAGATGAACGTGCAGCTTAAGGCAGAAGTTGAGAAGGCTAAACAGGAACGTGAGTTAGAGAAGCAGCGTTACGACACTAAGATAACTCTGCTTGAGTCTAGGATGAGCCAGCTTAACCTGATAGCAGAGGGCGAGTATAAAGATAAGGAGCTGGAGTTCAAAGAGAAGCAGCTTGACCAGAACACGTTTATAGAACTTGCTAAGTTGAATGTGGCAACTTCTAAACCGCAACCTGAGAGTAAAGATGCAGAGACAGACACAGCAGGGTGAACAACCTTTCAATATAGTGCTTACAGTTGAAAATATGCAGTTCTACTTAGGTGATTTTGTTGATATAGATACTGCATTGGCTACTATTGAGAAGATTTTAGAGACTACTAAGGGCAATAACGAATGGAATACTCAGCACTAGCAATAACAGAGTAT